GGCATATCTATTCTACTCAGTAAGTAGTTGAGGACTCTTGGATGTATTATATCTTTTCAACATCTATGCTCTGCCCCTGAATATTCTTTGAATATCCTTCGGTTCGGATTGCCATATATCAATATTAAATTGATACTTAGGTTTCCCGCTTAATTCCTCAATAATAATAATCATAGTCGCCTATGAAAACGCCCATCGAACGTGTTGATTTACGCTTAGTTGAATTTCAGAATCCGTATTTGCACCATAACTAACTGCCGAACCTGAACTTAATGTTGCTGCTGTTTCTTCAGATACTTTAGGAATATGTAATATATCTCCATTTGGTACTGATGAAGATAGATCAGTTACTTGATTCACAAGTCTAAAATCTCTCTCAGCATAGTCTAAGATTGCCTCAGACCATAGTTCAGGTATAAAGACAGCAGCCGTGGTTGTTGTTACCTCTGCCATTTTAATTACCTCTTATTTCTATAACTTGCAATGATACCTTGCCAGTTCTCTCGTTTCTCTTTTTGATTCATATCAGTCATCCTTTTGGATGGAGTAGTTGAGATTCCTGCAACTGAACTTTCGGTTCTTGCAACTTTTTGTTTTAATAGTTTATTGTGGACTTTTCTCAATGCAGGTGTTGGTAAGTCCTTAAAGTCATCCTGATCATCTTCAGGAAAGTCAGATAGCAGTTCTGCTCTGATTTGTTGTTCGGTTTGTTGGTATTGTTCTACAATAGGTTCGAGTTGAGAGATTTTGTTTGCACGTTCCTCTGCAAGTTCTTTCCATTGTTGATTTTCTTCCATCTGTTTCTGCCGATCAGTATCAAGCTGTTTCTGAAGTTTTTCTAACTTCTGTTCTGCTTTCTGTGATCTTTGTCTGTACTTTTTGCTTTCTGCTATTATATCAGACACATTGATATCTCCAGTAGCTGACTCCTTTTCTACTGGCTCTGCTGCTTGGTTCTCCTGAACCTCAACTGGTTGTTGTTCTTCGGACATACTGCCCTCCTTGTTGATTAAGTCTATTTGCTACCGACTTTAATGGTTATCGGTTTTTCTGTATATTTCTTAATATTTATATCGAGTCGGTTTGCTATAAAATTCATTATTGAATTATAATTCTTATCATTGAGATCATAGATGTCATATCCTCTATTTGCATTGCCCTCCACAATACCTCCTCTAGCAAATATCAATCTGAATCCATTCTTAATATTTTTGACTGCTATTCTTCGTAAGGTTTCTCCAGTTAATCTCATATTAACATTATTCACTTTTGTGTTTGTTGATTTACCTCTGAATGCTTTTAACTTTGAACCACTTGCTCCAGTCATACCTTTTTGTTTATATCTTTTATAGGTTCTACTTTTATATCCAAACCCCGATCTATTGTTTTGAAATACTCCCTTATCAGCATCCTCTATGATCCTAGACTTTGCAAGTTCTCCTGCTTTTTTAAATGTATCTCTTTTAATCTTTACAATATCAGCAGCATTCATACAACTACCCAATCGTGCCTACAATTAAATCCACCTCTATCATCGAATCCGACTGGTAGATCAAATATTTCTTCCATTGTATATCCCTGAGAATTTTGACTATCCTCCAATACTTCTCTGCATATATCTCTAGTATTATTATCTAAAATTCCAACATATCTATATCTTGTTTGAGGTTCATCTGCGAATGCTTTGAATGTTGCTGAATTACTAAACTTTGCAAACGAATCATTTACAATAAGATTTAGATTAGCACTTGTAAGTTCTGTGCCTAGTGTAGTAGTAAGACGATTTGCAATCTGTCTGCCTGATTCTCCTGCAATGACACCTCGTAATAATTCTGATTTATATCGGCTTGAAAAATCTCTAGCCCTGCCTAGTAATGTAGTAGCATCTAATTCTTTTATAAGTTCAAGATTCTGTGCCGTTGCTACCTGAACCTGCAATCCTCTTGATCTTGCTTGTTCAAATACTTTACTTGCTGTATTATCATATTCATTCATTAAATCAGTTAAAGCATTACTATAACCCAATCTATTTAACTCTTGAAAAAAATCTAGTTCTCTAGCAAGTACAGCAAGTTCATCATCTGATAATCTTGATAATCTACCTGCTAATGTAGGCAGTTGATCATTAAGTTTATTTTGGATACCACCCAATGCACTCATAAAGTTTTCAGATGCACTAGCCATTTTGTACTAATCTTTCTACTAATGTTTGTGCTTGTGGTTGTTCAGGTTGTTGTGGTTGAGTTTGTTCTTCTACCTCTGCCATTACCTCATCTATTTGTTCATCTGTAAAATCAGGATTGTAGTGTTTGAACCAATCTTTCTTAGATGCCAATCCATTATCCCATTTCCATAACCATTCCTCACGTTCTTGCTGTGGACTTGCAGGGATATGTGGTTCACTAAAATCAACTGAGTACTCATCATTAATATTGATATTATTTGTTTCTAGTATTGTTTTATCTAGTTTAAATCTTTGTTTCTCAAACTTTCTGAATCGTTCAAAGTCAGACATGACTGCCTCGGTTAGATCCACCTCCATAATTCTTTGATGTTCTCCTGATGTACTAGATGTATCATCTCCCCATTTCATTTTAAGATGTAAGGCATCAGCAGTTGTTTCAATAATAAATTTCATATTCTGCCTGATTTGATCTAATGATCCTGATGGACTTACAATAGAATAGTTTGCACCCTCAGGTAGAACTAACATCTTAGAAACATCCATCTTTAATCTTGTACTTTCATCTACACCAGTAAGTACAGACTGACCTAATGATTGATACATATTACCTAATGATAATTGTGTACCGAATACGTTATACATAAGATTGGCATTTGCAACCATTTTACCCTTACCAGTTCTGATGAACTCATTACCTAGCATAGGATATAGATGACTATATACAATAGGAACGACACCAAATGGATTTACATCCTCATCATTAACGTGTATGACCTCTCCATTTTTCTTTATTTTAAAATGAGATTCATTAGACCAATAAACAAACTGCTGTTCTTCTGCTTTCATATCTCCGTGTGAAAACAATGGATATACAATACCTATGGGATCAGGATTGTTTTGTTCAAAGATAGGTTCAAAGTCTGTAATGATATGAGAATCTAATTTATCTTTATCCTCATCATAATATCGTAATACTGCAATTGTACCTAGTAATCCAGTAAGTCTATCCACCTCAATCATATCTTGATCTAGATCACCTAATCGTTCTAGGTATCTATCATCTGCCATACGTTCAGGTGCAGACTTATATGCTATGTATCTAGCATCTATTAATTTTTTAGTAATGTTTAATGTAAGGGTAGGTGCAAAATGCAAAGCATTAGGATCAAAGTATTTCATTACTTCTTCTTCTAAATTAATACCCTCATAATAATTCATAATCTTAAGTCTATCCTCACTCTCATTGTAGTGGGATGTGTCTATATAATCTTTTAGGGATTGTACTATGGTTTGTAGGGATAAATCAGGAACTAACATATATTATTACCATCTGCTTATTTCCAATACCTCCCGTTTCTTGATTGGAAACTTGTTAATAAAAAAATACCTGATGGCATCCATTCCGTGATCGTGTCTGCCATCTTTCAAAGGTTCATCCTTAAGTGTTTGATTATCTCGTTTCTCAGGATACCTATAATTCTCAAAATCTTCTATAACTCCCTTGCAACTTTCATTGACATATAACCTTGCTTTCTTTTCAGCGTTCTCAACAAATGATCTAACGAGGTCAATGCCTGATGGTATGTTTCTGCTGACCTTATCTGTTTTGAATTTTGGGAATATCCCATATCTTTTAAATACCTCAATGTCTCCAATGCCTGATGTCGATTGCATCCCAACTCCTGCAGGATCACAGAAGTATTGCATTGTTGGGTATCCTTTTGCCAGTATCTTCTCAGCCAGTTCTTCAGTCTTAATATTTGTTTGATGAATGATCTCATCTATAATATGTATCTCAACATCTCCATCTACTTTACCTACTTGCAACCATACTACAGATGGCATACGATAACCGAAGTCTATGGCACAATACGTTTCCCATTCTTTTATATAGTCATACTTTCCAATATGTTTGTTTCTATCAAATGGATATACTTTACCTGCATATGATGTGAATTGTGCTTCGTATTCTTGTAAGTATGTTTCTTTTGTAAGTTCGTTTTTTAATTCTTCTATGTTATCCCTGAAGTACCTTGAATCATAACTGGGATGCTGCCACGACTCCCATTCAGGATAATCATCAGATTGCCCTCTAATGTATAGATCATAAACCCAGTTGAATCCTCTAGGTGTCGATACGAATAAAGCCCATCCTTGTCTGTCTGATAAGGTTGGTCTGAGGTACTGCTCCCATATTCTTTTTGGGAGTAAGGCACATTCATCGATGATGAGCCAGTCAAGTCCCTCTCCAACAAGTGATGTATCAGGGCTGTCTGCTGACTTGATCCATACTTCTGATTTGTTGAGGAATTTTGCATAGAATAGTTGCCCATTGATAACTTTTTTTGAGATGACTGGGAGTTGGTATTTAAGCATAAGATTTTCTTGAATCTCTCTGCCAATCTTGTGAGCAAGTTCATAACTAGGTGCAACTATCCAACCTCTTGTATTTTCTTGTATAATACCAATCTCTGCTTCTCTTGCTGCACTATATGATTTGCCTGATCTTCTACCTTGAATATTAACTCTGAATCTTGCCTTGCTATTATGTACTGACCATTGTATTGGTTCAGGTTCATATCCAATAGAATTAAAGTATCCACTCTTATTCAGTTTCCGAATATGCTGATGCAACGATTTCGTGCCACTTTTCTGTGACATCTGCTGTCCTCTCAACTGCCTTGCCCTCTAATCTCTCTACAATAAATCTAATGGCATTAAAATCTCCATTAACTGCCATCGTATAAAGTTTTTCAATCATAACTTGCTTATTGCTTTTACCATCTTTTCTAGGAGAATCACCAGTAGAATTAATTAGATCAGTTAATGCCAATCCTTTTTTAGGTCTGCCTTTTGGATTACCTGATTGACCTTTTACAAAAGGTTTGCCAACAACCTTAGTGCTGTTATCACGCTGTTTATCAGCACTCATTACAAAGTTTCTTCCCAGTTATCTGATGGTATATCAGGAACTGGAATCATTCTATTAATCTTGTCCTCTATGTTATTATGTTGTGTTGTGTAATATTCTAAAGACATATTGAGTTCCATACATATCTCTTTAGCTGTATATCCTCTTCGTCTTAATGTATGTATTCTCAATTCTTCATCATCTAACATATCTTTTAGTACATCAAAAGCAGTACCAAATGATCTATTAGATATATGTTTTGTAGAATTATCATCCCATCTTAACATATCATCCCTGAGTGTTTTTTCAAGTTTCATTTCACTCATTAGGGAAAAAGTCAGGATTTAAAATGTAAAAAAAGTCTGTAAGTGTCTTTATTAATATAGTTAGAGTAAATTATCTGTCAGGTTTTCATCGTCAAAAATAAACTGAGTGCCTTTGTTTATTCCATTTTTAAATAAAAGATGTGCTGCTTGTTTTGTGATCTTCATCTTATCTGCTATTTCTTCAAATGTCATATCACTAAACATACGATAAAAGCACACTTGTCTTTGTTTATCTGTCATTGACATTGACCATTGTAATCCTAGTTTTACCCATTTTAGTTTTTGTATAAAAGTTTCTCGAACCTCTACTTGTTCAGAGAACTCCCATTTCAATCTGCTAAATAAATTATTCAGGAACATCTTTTATTAAATCCAAAAAATGCTCATAATCAATTAGTATAAGTGGTTTTTTTCTATCTTGTCGGATAAGAACTCCATCTATTTTATCAGGATCTAAATCTAAAAATTTTGGTAATTGTTTTCTGATTTTACATTGGAGTCTGTATTCATTGATCATTATATCACATTCAGAGGATTGACCAAGACTCCTACCATCTGAGGCATAGGCACGAATAGATTTTTCTATGCCTTTTTCTTTTGCAATATTGACACATTCACGTTCAAAATTATTGCCTTTTGTTTTCGACTTACTAGCCATAAAATTTTTTTGGCAGATGTCCAACCCAGTTCATATTTTGCTAATCATCATAAAGATTAATTAAACTAGCATCTGCCATAATATTTGAGGGTATAAACCACGAATGAAAATTTATACCCTCGTTTTGGGAGAAAAAATCATCCATTCATAACGTAATTATCAAGCCACTCCCTTTTGTATAAAACTTTTCTATGTCCTTTTGCTCTTTTTAATGAACCACGTTGTACTGCATTATATAATGTTTTTCTACTTACTTTTGCATAAGCACAAGCCTCTTTTGTAGTGTACCATATTTGATGAGTAGCATCCATTTTATTTATTAATTCCTCTAATGTTTCTTTTAATGCCAAATCCATTATATCTCCTCCATTTCATTGATTGGTATTATTCGCAAGGTAGGGGTATTTTTTTTCTTCATTGTTTCGCATTTATCTGCTAACTGCCTAGATACATAGTATTGATTTGGATATTTGAGAGAACCACGTTTATCTTTGTATGAGATCATTACAAAGACACCCTCACTATCGATTTTATTTTCATCAATACCGACTGCATTATTTTTCCAAATTGGTTCATTAATGATAACTTGTCGCATTGTATTTCATCTCCTCTTTCCATTAGTTCTAATATCAAACTTGCTGTATATATCGATGTATCAAGAACTTCTTCTAAAACATCTATTTCTCTATACTTTCCAATAGGCATCTCTCTGCCAAACTTGGCATTACCTTGATTAAGTCTTTGCTTAATAAGGTCTATGATCTTATCATTCGTTGATTCCACAAACCTCTCCTACTGCATCTCTATCATAATGTAAATCACCATACATCCCTGATTCTAGTTTTGATGGTGGTAAATCAGGTAGATCATATTGTTCTTCAGAACGTCTTTTAATTTGTTTTGGTTTTTCTTTGAATTTTGCACGTTTATCCCAATGTCTATCTACACCATAAAACTCATCTAAAATTTGTTCTAATAATTGAATTTTTCTTTGATTGGGATTAGCTTGTAACTTTTCATTTAATGTTTTTTCTTCACTTGCCTCAATCATTATTATCAACTTTTCTCTATTTATTACCATAACTCATCCTCATTTCTCATTTCTGATTCCAACAAAAGTTTTTTTTAGTTTCTTGATACCCACCATTTTTTGCTTTTTCAGCAAGTAATAAATGATTATCTACCATATTAGGTTCATTTTCTTTTTCAAATTGTTCTGCTAAAACTTTATGAAATTCAATTTTATTGTTTGTATCTAACCCTCTTAAAACTGCCTGACAAATTCTTGATCCATAGATTTTATCTTGTGTGCTTATTTCTACTGGTGGTTTATAGGATAATTGTTCTTTATTTGATTTAAATATCGGTTCAACAACTTGCCAAGATGGGTATCTTTTAGGTTGTAATTGTTTTTTAAAATCTTGCCAAGATTCAACTACCACCTCTTGAGTATATTGACCTAAACAATGCCTCCAAAATCTTACCTGAACATCATTAAATTTTAAAACTATGTGTTGTTCAATCTCTAAAATAGAGGATTCAAGTAAATCATTAGTCATTTCAGTTTGTTGCATTTGCAAGTTCCTTTTTCTTCATCTTTTGTAATTCTTCAAAACCAACAACTTGTTTTGTTTTATTATGTTCTATTCTATTATATTCTATTCTATTGGTAGTGATTACTCCGTGAGCATTCAATGAGTCCTCACTGATATTGTATTTAGATGGTATAGGTCTGTTTATTTTTTGATATTTTTTCCAGTTCTTTACCAGTAAAATATCATCTCCAAATTCTTCTTCTTTGATTGCAGCAATAAGACCTATTTCAACAAGTTCTTCTTTTAATTTTCTTACATCATCTTTTGTAATATCATCAGCAGGAAATATTTCTGCTTTTAATTTTAGATCACTATTTTTATGGATACCCTCATCATCACAAAAGTTCCATAATCCAATAAATAATAATCTTGCAGAATGACTTAAGGTCATCATCTTTTCATCACACCAAAATTGTGGGTCAATCATTCTTTTTCTAGCCATTAAACCATCCCTTTTATCTTTTGATATTCTTTTACAAGTTCTCTCATAAGGTCATTTAATTGGTCAATAGTGCAATCAATAAGAACATTATTACCACAGATGCGATGTTTAACCCTATGAGTAACTTGTAATCCTTGTTCCATACCAAGTCTATTACAAAAAGCAGTTTGTGCTTTAGCAAACCTTTGACATATTTTAATTTTCTCATCTAAAATGGTAACTCTATTTCTTCCTCACTTTTCTTGGTTTCAGGTTCAGGGTCAACCAATTCACGTTCAATGATCAAACCGATATAGGTATCATCATCTTTAGTTTGATTGTTCCATCCTGCTACCTTGTAAACTACTTTTTTTCCATCAGGAGTTAGTTTTTCCATCTCCATCTTCCCTCTCCAATCAGGGTGTTTTTCTTGGTCTTTGTATTGGTTTTTAAATATATTTATTCTCATTAGAAATCATCTCCCATAATATCTGTGTTATTATTTTCTACTACACCATTACTCACAATTTTTGGTTGTGGAGTAAATTGTTTTTGTGGTTGTTTTTTTGGTACAGATTCTTGTTCTAATGAACCATCTGTATCTTCTCCACTTGCAAGATTTAAAAGTGCCATTATACTATATCTTCTATAATAAGTGATTGCAGTACCTGCACTTTGATATAGATTTATTCTTTTACTAGATTCAATATTAGTTTGCATTTTGCTGCTTATAAATTGACCTGATTCGTGGCACAATAATGTTTCAATACCAATCATTATATCATCTCCAACTGGTAGTTGTATAATCACCAGTTTATGTTTTTCTAATATTGGTTTTACTTTAATTAAAAGATTATCTAAAGATGTGTATTCATACATCCCTTTTGAATCTTTGTCCATCACTTTAGGTAGTTCAGATTGTACTTTTAAAAGTGCAGGAATCAATTGGTCTAATTTTTCTGATGTTTTCATTATCTTATCTCCCTTTTATTATAAATCTTCAAACCAAGTCATAAATCTCCAGTAAGTATTGACCATTCTTCTCCAAATTGTTGGTTTTGTTTTACCAAATGCAGTTAGAATTGCAACTGCTTTAGATTCATATGGTGGG